AATAAGGTAATGTCATCACTCCATTCTTGGCGAGCGTACGGTCTGGTTGCAGTGCTAACCATTTCTTACTGTGTTCGTTGTTATTTTTCCTAAGTCTTTGATTAACTTTAGACATCACGCTTGAATATATATCTTGTGGTTTATCTGAGTTCACCAGATTCACTAGCTCACCCATATCTGTTGATCTAAGTATTGCGGAGTAGTGCTGTATTCCAGAGCAGGTGCAGTCTTGACATATAACTTGACGACATTTATATGTCGGCCCCTCTTGTTTCCACTCGTAATAACTGCGACAGAAAGATAAGAATGACCAAGGCTTATCAGCCCTCATCCAGAACTGAGAGTTAATCCAAGGATCATTACCTGCTTGCATGATTAACTGCTCATGCTCCAGTACCCAGTCACACCTAGTTCTGTTATCACTCTTCAGGCCATACATATTAGCTCCATGTATTCGCAACCAATCTGCCTGTTCTTCTGTCTGTATATAGGTGAAGTAACTGAACTCAAGCAGTGACCTGGCTACATCATTACCTTGTGGGTTTAGATAAGGTGGCTTGTAATAGAGCCGACCTCTAAAGTCCATAGAAATAGGAAAGAATATCTCATCCGTATCTCTAAACTTACGGGCTGAATTAATAAGGATGGCATTAGCAAGCCTTGTACTTCTAGTCTTCTCGTTTCTTATATGAATACTTCTTGCTGCCTTCTTCCATTTGATTATGTCGGGGTGATCCTCATCTAAATGTTTAGGATATGGAGGTGTAGGCCACCCACTCATAGGCCATAGACAACCGACAGTTAGACCTAATCCATAAGCATGCTCCACCTGGTCGAGCATCCAAGTCTTAATCCTCCATGCCACTGCACCTTGTATGTTTGCTGCTTGTATATATGATTCATCACCCTTACTATTCTTAGCTATCAATTCATTATTAGTTTTGAATAGAGGGTAAGGATATTTGTAGTAACCAGCTATTAGATTCTTGTCGAATTTATTAGGCGTGATAATAGTAGGCAGGTAATGAGGCGTTGATAGTTCTTGCCTATGATTAACATCAGCTATCCACTTCAAACACTCCTCGGTTGGCTCAACTATTCTTCTCTTCTTGTTAGGCTCATCACATCTAACAATCCTTAAAAACCCTGTCCTTTTAGCTGCAACTTCAACTAATAAATTACCGCAAGCTATCTTCTCTTTGTTTATCCATATCTCTGCACCCTTAATTCTTTTTAAGTTTTCAATTTTATGTCGTTGTCTCTGCCTGCTGACCTGATTAAACCTTTTAAGTTCCTTGCTATTTAACTTGTTAAGCATTGCCTCTAACCATAAGCGATCAGCAATTGACATGCTGACCTGGTGAAGCGATGGTGAACAAGTTAGTTGATCAACGATTGTTCTTATTGCTACTGCTGCTATTGTTTTAGATGACAGGGATAACAAAGGTCTGAGTAGTGCGTAGGTAGTACCTGCCTTACCACTCTCGACCTCTTTTTTTATGTGTTCAACGTCATCAATAATGCTATTAAATCCGACACAAGAAAGAGTCTCTCCCGCATTGGAGAGAGACTCAGCCTTAGTTTTTTTAAGATAGTTCTGCCTGAAGCGAGAAAAGTTTTGCCCACTTACACGCATCCCTTCTTCATGCTTTAACTCAGATTCAAGATCCATCACGTTGACTCTGCAATAAAGCTACCTGCTCTGCATATCTATCCTCGCAATAGACTTCTATTGCTTGTCGATACATAGCTGAGTCAGTAATACCCTTTAACTCTGCAAGTTTTTTAATCATTGCAGAGTAAGTAGAGCCGACAGTAGTTTGAACCTTGCAGTTATCTAGTTTGTTAGCCATCTACCACGCTTAATGAACGACCTGGAGAAGAAGGCTTTAATAAAGCAGCCTTATTTCTAATAGCTTCTTGAAGAATACGCTTACAAAGTTCAGGTCTTGTTGGTGGTGTTGGTGAACCTCCATGACTTTGGTCATAAAATTCAGCACCAACTCGTTCTCTGATCTCTAGTTGTCCTTTAATTGCATCGTCTTGTAATAGCTCAACTAATTTGTCGATACCATCATCAAGTCTGATGCTGATTTGATTGTCTTTAGATGCCATTGTTAGATTCGGTTAAGGAACTGTTTTGTAGTCGAGGGTTGACACGCCTGCTCAGTTGAGACTCCGCACTGTTATCCCTCGTTGGTTAGGGATTTTCGTAACAGTGTGGGTCAATCATGTGATGGACAAGTGATTGATAAGCTTCTATCTCAGTACATCCAAGATCACTAGCTAGTTTCTTAGCTATTCGCTTACCTTCAGGTGACACTTGTTCCCAGGTGTAACCCATAGTCTCGATGTGGTCATCGAGAAATCGTCCATGTTCTTTATCTGTGTGATTTGGGTTCTCTTCCAAATAGTGTTCTTGGTTCATGGTTAATAGCTGGAATAAATAACTTCACGCTCAATCATCCACTGATACTTATCACTAGATGTCTTGCATGTTGGGCATGTAATTACCTTGTCTCTCAGGTGGTAAACCTTATGAGTTGCCAGGCAATGAGCACATTTGATGTACTTACCATCAAAGCCAGTGCGTGAATACTTGTGCATTGGCTCAAAGTATTCCGTCACTGTGCACTCACCATCTTTACAGGTGATCTTTTTAGTTGATTCAGTTGGCCCCATTCATTACCTCGTGATGGTTCTTGTACTGCAGGTGAGTTAGCTAGCAATAAAAAAAGGACAGCGTAGATACTTAGACCTAACGCTGTCCCGATAGCCTGCCTAATCATCCCAACCAGGGACAAAGGCACGCTGATACACAGTCTCAGGATGATTGATCTCTTCCTGTCTGAGGTCTTGCTTGATTACCTCCCAATCATCCAGGTTTTTAATGCCTGGTCGATTGATAGGTTCAAGCCAGTGGTCTGTGTTGTTAGAAGTCAAGAGCCATACCTCCGAGCATATTCAAGGCGACACTCAACACCTTTCATGGCTAAGTCTCTTTGCTTTTCAGTAAGAGATGAGCCAATAGATGATGCTATTTGTACGCACTCATCTTTGAGCTTGTCATTAGGTGCGGTGATGGCAAGCAATAAAGCTTCCATGAATTTAATTTCTTTCTTAGTTGGTTTCATTAGAACAAAACTCCTAAGCAAAAAATAATTCCGCAAACAATCCAAAGACTATTTAATTGTTCTTTAACTGGTTTTAGTTCCTCTAACTGAGCGACAAGTGTTTCATTGTCCTGAGTTAGTGAAGCAATAGTAGTTCTAGCCACAATAAATAAATTAAATGGTGGGATTTGATCCCTCAATTAAGAGGGAATAGCTAGACCAGGGTTTGCACCTGGTCTACCGCTTTTACGGATTAGCTAATAGGAGATTGTAAGAGGCATAAGCAAACATTCTTCTTTTAAATTCTTTTTGTTCTTTGTTCCATTCAGGCAAATGATTTAGAACATGGCTCCAAGAATCTCTAAAAGTTTTTTTACATGCCTTGCATCTAACTAACGGCACAAGCTCTCCAAACTCTTCATCCTTTGCTTGATATTTGACCATGCAAAGTTCAAACATGTGTGGATCTTTACCGTTGAAAAATGCTTTACCCTCTCCCATTTCAGGAAGTTTCAAACCGTGGTAGCAAGGAACATTAATTAACAATCCTGTGTCATGCCTTAATTGGATTAATCCAGGGTGTTCTTCTGTTCCTTTGTATTCGTATGGTTCTCTGATGCTTTCATCTTCTGGGTCTACATAATCATGTAGTGGTGCGGCTCTGTCGTAATCGTCATAGCTGCCAACTTGTAGATGATCTTCATCAGGAAACGGCAAACGAAACCACATGTTTTTGAAACCTTCTTCATAGTCAACCTTGAAACGATCTTCAAAGCGTAAGTAGTAGCAACTTTCACAGGTTCCAATCTTGATGTCTTCACCTGTGCTCTTTAAGCGTGCATACTCTCCCATGATGATTCCTCTTTGTGGTGGGCTGTCCCTCTTGATTGAGGGAATAGAGAAGGCAGGAGTTGAACCTGCCCCTGGGCCTAACCCTTCTCTCCTGTCATAAATGACATGTAACGCTCTAACTCTTCAGAGTCCATCCTAGTTAATCCTTCTCTAGAAGGTAGTAAGGCTCCGATGTCCTCCTTGCCGTTCAGGTCGGTCACTACGTCCTCTAGCACGAAGCCAAAGTGTGACTGAAGGAAAGAGCGTGTCCTCTCAGGTAATCCCATATTCAGTTGTGGTGGGTTCACTCAGCACTATATCACAATCCATTGTTTTTTCAATAGCTATTGATTGGTGCTAGGTACTTGGTTCTATGCGGTAACAAACTAAAAGACCTGAACAGATCTAAAAAAAACTACTGATAAAACGACCTGGTAGCCTTGCGTAACTGCTTCAAACACAGTTATGCAGCCTAGTCGTACCAATGGATTAGACCCCCTGCCCCCTTATTTGGACAGAATTTGGACACCAATGGGGGGTAATCGACTCACTCCCTACTACACGTTAACCCCTCACATTTTCTGGGTAAAAAAGTAATCAGTGGGGATCTAACAGATATCTTATAGGGGGGGATCTAGTGAAATCTTATAGGGGGACTTATAGGAATCTAATAGGGGGGATCTGGGGTGGATCTTATAGGGAGGATAAGGAAGATATTCTATTCATATATGGACAGTTAGTGATAGCAAGGGATTTGACCCTTATTTAATTACATTTATCGTTGTCAATCGTATCTTAAAAAAAATTAATATCTTGATTTCAAGATTGAACACTTGACGCTAATTGTTAGAGTCTTAAAAAAGATAGCGTTATTCGTTGTTACTAACTAGGCAGTTAATCGTTGTTAATTGTTGTTAATTAGTGACCGCTTAAATATATTTAACTTCGTTAATACTAGATATAGTTATAAACAAATAGGCATGAGACTGCAGTCATAGCAAGGGATCTCGACTTTTTTCGTGTACTTCGTGCATAGTTTTGATATACACACAATCCGCAGTTATTTTTTCTTAATATTTGTTGCGGTATGCCCGCCTTGCGTTTAAAAAACGCTAACTTCCCTAACCTACAACGAACCCAGAAAGCGAGCGAAATAAAAAATCCGCCCAGAAAATTTTACCCCCAAGACCCCAGAGATCCAGAAT